TAAAATGGGAAATAGTATCCCCAGATACAGCTTCTGGTACATTTAATCTATTAATTAGAAAATCAAACGATAGTAATAAAGATAAAGTTGTCTTAGAAACTTGGACAGATTTAACATTAGATCCAAATTCTAACAATTATGTTGCTAAAGTAATAGGTGATACTAAACAATCTGTAACAAGTGATAATGGAGAATATTACATTCAATATTCAGGACAATATACTAATGCTTCTAGATATGTAAGAGTAAAATCAGTAGGAACTCCAACATTAAATTATTTTGATAATACAGGAACAGCTAAAGATGCTTTAACTGGATCTATTCCAGTAGCAATGTCAGGTACATTTACAGGTGGAGCAGGATCAAATATTCCAACTGGTAGAACAGCTAACTATTATGGAACTATAAACAATTCAGATTCTCAAGGATTAGTAGCTGGTGATTATTCAGACTCAATAAACTTATTATCTAATAAAGATTTGTTTAGATATAATGTAATAGTAACCCCTGGTTTAGTAAGAAAAGAAACTTCCCATGCTGCGGAATTAACTAAGTTAGTTAATAACTCGGCCGTTAGAGGAGACAGTTTAGCTATAATTGATTTAGTAGGATATGGTGCTAATATAGGCACAGTTAAAACTGAAGCAGCAGGTGTAGATTCATCTTACGCAGCTACATATTGGCCATGGTTACAAACAATTGATCCTGACACAGCAGGTCAAGTTTGGGTACCCGCTTCAGCAATGATGCCAGGTGTATTTGCTTTCAATGACAGAGCAGGTGAAGCATGGTTTGCACCAGCTGGACTAAGCAGAGGTGGATTATCAACTGTACTAAGAGCTGAAAGAAGTTTAACAAATGGTAATAGAAACGAACTCTACACTAAAAATGTTAACCCAATAGCTACATTCCCAAACACAGGAGTAGTAGTATTCGGTCAGAAAACATTACAGAAAAAAGCAAGTGCTTTAGATAGAGTAAATGTTAGAAGATTATTAATTACTCTTAAATCATTTATTTCCCAAATAGCAGATAATTTAGTATTTGAACAAAATACAACAGCTACAAGAAATAACTTCTTATCACAAGTTAACCCATACTTAGCAAGTGTACAACAGAGACAAGGATTATATGCTTTTAAAGTAGTAATGGATGACAGTAATAACACACCAGATGTCATAGACAGAAATCAATTAGTAGGACAAATATTTATTCAACCAACCAAAACAGCTGAATTCATATACCTAGATTTCAATGTAATGCCAACTGGAGCTACTTTCCCAGCATAAAAATTAAAGAATTAGATATTTATAACAAGAAATAAATTAGAACAACATGCCAGTATTAGATCCAAACGAAATATTTTTTACCGCTTTTGAACCAAAGCAAGCCAATAGGTTTATCCTTTATATGGATGGTATACCAAGCTTCATTATTAAAGGAGTAAGTGCAGTATCACTTACACAAGGTGAAGTTACATTAAACCACATCAACATCCTTAGAAAAGTAAAAGGTAAATCGGTATGGAACGATGTTACAATGACATTATTTGATCCAATTACACCTTCAGGAGCTCAAGCAGTAATGGAATGGGTAAGATTAGGACATGAATCAGTTACAGGTAGAGACGGATATAGTGATTTCTATAAAAAAGATTTAACTATCAACGTTTTAGGACCAGTAGGTGATATTGTTTCAGAATGGATATTAAAAGGTGCATTCATTAAAGAATCTACATTTGGAGATTACAATTGGGATACTGAAAACGAAGCTAAACAAATAGAATTAACTCTAGCAATCGATTACGCAGTATTAAATTTCTAAAAACAATTAAATATTTTATTAAAGGGAGTTTGGCTATGTCAAACTCCTTTTTTATATTGGTATTTATAATAAATTAAGTTATAACAAATAAAAGATTATGAGCGAATTTAAGTTTCCATCAGAAGAAGTTGAACTTCCATCAAAAGGTTTAGTATATCCTAAAGAAAATCCATTATCAAGTGGTAAAATAGAAATAAAATATATGACCGCTAAGGAAGAAGATATTTTAACAAATCAAGCATTCATTCAAAAAGGTAATGTTTTAGATAAATTAATAGAATCTTTAATAGTAAATAAAGATATTAATTATAAAGATTTAATTCTTGGAGACAAAAATTCAGTTTTAATAGCAGCTCGTATTTTAGGATATGGTCAAAACTACAAATTTGAATATAAAGGAGAAGAACATGTTGTAGATTTATCAGAAGTTAAAAATAAAGAAATAGATGAATCTCTACTTCCTCAGGGAAAAAATGAGTTCAGTTTTAAATTACCTCATAGTGGTAATGATATTACTTATAAAATTTTAAATGGTCACGATGAATCCAAAATAGAGGCTGAATTAAGAGGTATTAAAAAAATTAACAAAAATGCTTCCCCTGAATTATCTACAAGATTAAAACATTTAATTACATCAGTAAACGGAGAAACAGAAAATAAGAAAATAAGAGAATTTGTTGATAATTTCTTATTAGCAAGAGATTCAAGATCATTAAGAGAACATATCAAAGAAACCCAACCAGATGTAGATTTATCATTTGATTTGGACGGTGAGGGGGAGGTCACAATCCCAATAGGGATTAACTTTTTTTGGCCTGACGCTTGAAATAGCCCCACAAGTTAGATTAAATCTATTTAAACAAATCCATGACATTGTATTCCATGGTAAAGGTGGATACGATTGGTTAGCAGTATACAGCATGCCTATATGGTTAAGGAAATACACCTTTAAAGAAATCTCAGATTTTTATAATAATGAAAAAAAGGAATATGAAAAATCCCAAGGCAAGGGTTCTTCCACTGTAGTAGATTCTGATGGTAAAGTTAATACTTCTAATTTACCTCAGTTTTCTAAAGGATCAAAGCCTAGAACATCATATAAGTAATTCTATCTTTTAGTATTTATAATAAACATCCTTAAATGGCTCTAGAAGACGATATTAAAAAAGTACAACAACTTAATGCTGAAATTAAACAGCTTTATAGAGATCTAAATAGGGCAGATAGACCTCCCATATTTGAACCTACCCAAATCCAATCAGCTCAAGATGCAATTAAAGGTTTAAAAACCCAATTTAACGAAATTAATGTTGAATTAGGATACATAGCTAGCTCATTTAGAGATTCAGTAGCTGAAATGTCTAAACAAAACTCAGAATTAGGTAAAACAAAATCATCGTTAAAATCAATTTCTTCAATTTCTACAGAAATAGTTTATGAAAATAAAAAAGGAACTTTAATTGAAGATAAAACTTTAGATAAACTACAAAAAAGAGCTAAACTTCAATTTGAAAGTTTAAAAATATCTATTCTTAGTGGAAGGTTAAAAGGGGAAGATTTAAAAGCAGCACGAGATGCAGTAAATCAAGAAAAATTGTTTTTTGATCAACTTAAAAACATAAGAAATGAACAAAAAGAAATTAAAGCAGATAGTGGTGTTAAACTCTTTTCAGGCTTAGAAGATATTACTAGTGCAATTCCTGGTCTTAGAAAACTTACGGGAGCATTTAAAGAAGCCTCAGAAGCGGCCCAAATGCAAGGTAAATTTAATTTACAAAATTTTGGAGACGTAAAAGGAATGTCTGCAGAAAAAAGAAAACAACTTAAAAAAGAAATTGCAGCAGAAAAAAAGATAAGAGATACTGATTTAAGTACATTACAAGGGGGATTAGAAAAAAATACTTTAGGTAAAGGTATGAATGCCGATTTAATCGAGAGGTTGGGATTATCTGATAAATTAGTAGGAATAGATAAAAAGGGTAATAAAGTAAGACTAGAAGGAACTGCAGCAGCTCAAAAACTAAAAGGTTTAATGAAGGAAGGATTTGATCTTACCAAAGATTTAAAACCTTTATCAAAACTCCCAGAATCTATAACCCCTCTTAAAGCAGGACTTAAAGCTTTAGGTCCTATATTAAAAACAGCATTAGGTCCTTTAGCATTATTATCAATGCTAGTTAAAACTTTACTAGAAGCTGATAAAGCAACAGGAGATTTAGCTAAAAGTAT